CAATGATGCAGACAATTCCAGAAGATCAGCTTAGTTCTTTTTCTGAGCAAATGTATAGAGACTATTTACTTAGAGGGGGAACTCTCGAATTTCCAGAGTACATTTTAAGCGGTGAAAACTAAAAATGCCAACTAAGAAACGCAAAAAGGGTCCAAGCCTATCCGTTGGCCGAGGCGAAAAGCTTTCGGTCAAGCGTGGAGGCGGGTTAACCGCTAAGGGTCGGGCTAAGTACAATCGGGCAACTGGGTCAAATCTCAAGGCTCCGGCGCCTAATCCTAAAACCAAAAAAGACAAAGCTCGAAAGAAATCTTTTTGCGCTCGAAGCCGTGGTTGGACGGGCGAAAGAGGTAAGGCAGCTCGCAGAAGGTGGAAATGCTAGATGAATATTCTTGACTACGTTATGGCAAATCCAAATACGAATATTGCGCGTCAATACGGCGTGGAGCCTGTTAACGTAAATACGGATATGACTTTCAGAGATCTGGGGTTGCTCGGCCTGTCGATGACGCCTGTTATTGGCGACGCCATGACAGCCAAAGAAGCTTACGACGAGCTATCGAAGGCAGATCCTAATTACCTAGCCGGCGGTTTGCTCGCGGGCGCGGCTCTAGCGGGAGCTATTCCGATTGTTGGAGATATAGCGGCGCCGCCCTTAAAAGCTGCGGGGCGTAAAGTTGCTCAGAGATTAAATCAGCGTGGCGAAATGCCGACGGTTTACAGCAATCCGATGTTTAACGTGGCAAAAGGTTCTGATTTTTTTAATCCTCCAAGGCGTGATAATAGTAGAGCTATAGATCCCGCCATGACTAGTGAATATTCTGCGACAAAAGCAAAAGTTGCTCCATACGATTTTAGAGCTGAAACTAGGTCTTTAGGAAATTTAGGCCCAGTTAAAACTGTTACCCCCGCGTCTCAACAGGGAACTACTCATTATTTTGCGGCGGGAGATAGGACTCTTAGAGATACTGAAATTAGCAAAGTTGGAGACGTTACTTTAAAAAGACCGGTAATCGCTCAAGGCGGGCCGCAGTATATGCAAGACGAAGCTTGGGCTTCTCATTCAGGTGTAATGATTCCAAAGCAAAATGTATTTGAAAAAGCATTAGATCGAGGTGAAAAGATAAAACTTTCATATGCGCCAATGGGTCAACGATCTGGAGATTTTGCCAAACATCAGGCCGAGCTTTTTTCTGAAGTTTTATATTCTGCTAATATACCGGCGGAAAGTGTTGCTAAATTAGACCAAGAAATGCAAAAAATTATGTTAGCTCATACTTCTAGAAATGTAGATAGGGTTAATAAGCAAAGAAAGAAAAAGGGACTTTCTGAAATATCAATGCCTTCAGAGTTGCCAATACCTAGCGTTTCTTCTCCGGCGTTTAGAGAGTGGTTTAGCAATAAAGCTCCAGAAAGCGTAAGAAAACCTTTTATTCAGAGAGTTGATAAAAGTGATTTAAAAAATTTAGAAGGTGTGCCTGATGTTGGAGAAATACGGTTTTCTTTAACAATACCAGAATTGGTAAACGCTCCTGCATTTAGTTCAGGTTATAGGATTGTTGCTCCTGATATTGAAAAAGGATTACTGCCCGCCTCTCACTCTTCTTACGATACGATGCTTACAAAAAAAGCAGGAACGGTTGCGGAAACATATGGAGATAATATCCCTTGGACTATCACCGCTAGAGATACCGCCTTACCTAGATTAAGGGATAGAGCTTTAAAGGATGGATTTAAGTTTGGAGATAATTTTTTACAGATTAAACCTTACACTTTACCAGAAGACCAACGCGTATTTACTATGAACCCAAACACAAAACAATTTATTGACCAACAATATGTAGATGAGGCCGAAACTTATTTAGAAACTAAAAGAAGGTTCGGCCAAGAAATGGCTGATATGTATAATTTAGGATTAATAGAATCTTTTATAAGAGGAGGCTCTTAGTTGCGTTCTTTTTCTATTATTTCTTCTATTAGATCTATTATATCTTTTGGCAAATCTCCTTCGCCTTTATATAGCAAGTATGCCAAAGAATATATTGAAGCCCTCAAAGGATCAGTCATATCAAACTTATCATACATTTATTATATCTCCCGTATAAATTACTTAACTGTTAACACGAAGTTAGCATTTAATCAAGAGGATCGTTAGGAATGAAAAACGAAATAAACGAATTAGCAGACAGCTTAGAAGCTGAAATCAATCCTGACGTAATGAGCGAAGAGGAGCTTCAGGGTATTGTCGGCAAGGAGATCGAAGACGCGGTCGATTATGCCGATAACACTGTTTCACCTATCAGGGCGTCAGCAACCGAGTATTATCGGGGCGAGCCATTTGGTAATGAGGAAGACGGGCGCAGCCAAGTCGTCAGCATGGACGTGCGTGATACCGTTCAGGCTATCCTCCCATCTTTAATGCGTATTTTTCACTCCACAGAGAATACCGTGGAATACAGCCCGCAAGGCCCAGAGGACGTGGCAAGCGCAAAGCAAGCGACAGAATACGCCAACTTTATTATTAACAGAGACAATAACGGTTTCCTCGAGATGCACGCCGCCTTTAAAGATGCGTTAATTCGCAAAGTCGGCGTGCTAAAATGCTACTGGGACGACCAGACGCGTTACGAGACACATGATTTTACTGGTCTCGATGACAATGCCCTAGCGGCTCTTATGGCAGATCCAGACGCTGAGATAGAGATCGTCGCGTCTCAGCCTATGGGTGAGCCTGACGTCGATCCAATGACAGGAGAGATTATCGCGGCGCCAATGATGCACTCTGTGCGCGTCACCTACACGCACCCAGACGGACGCGTAAAACTAGAAGCCGTACCACCCGAAGAGTTTATCATTTCACGCGAAGCAAAATCTATTGAGACGGCTGACTATTGCGCTCACCGAAGATTGGTTACAGTTTCTGAGCTTGTGGCGATGGGCTACGACTTCGACGTCGTATCAAAGATGTCCTCAGCTCACGAGGATATGCTTACCAACGTCGAGAGACATACGCGCAACCCGTATCTCCAAAACGAGATGAATGAGCGCGATGACCCCGCTATGAAGAAGGTCATGTATATAGAAAACTATATCCGCGTCGATTACGACGGAGACGGCATAGCAGAGCTGAGAAAAATATGCACTGGCGGAGACGGCAACGAGATACTTGCCAATGAGCCTTGCGCTATGGCGCCGTTTACATCTTTCTGCCCAGATCCAGAAGCTCACGACTTTTATGGCATGAGTGTTGCTGACACCGTGGCAGACATACAGCGTATCAAGTCGAGCATCATGAGAAACACTCTCGACAGCTTGTCTATGTCTATTCACCCAAGAATAGCTATCACTGAGGGTATGGTTAACTTAGATGATGCTTTATCAACTGAGGTCGGCTCCGTAATCCGCCAGAGGGCAAACGGGTCGGTCCAACAGCTTGTGCTTCCCTTCGTTGGTAAGGAAGCTTTCCCAGTATTACAGTATATGGATCAGCTTAAAGAAGCCCGCACTGGTATCTCAAAAGCCTCTGCGGGGCTTGATGCTCAGGCGTTGCAGTCTACAACCGCGTCAGCCGTTGCCGCTACTGTGAGCGCAGCTCAGCAACACATAGAGCTTATCGCACGCATATTTGCCGAGACAGGTATGAAGCGCCTTTATAAAATTGTTCTACATCTAATCACCACGCACCAAGATCGGCCTCGGATGGTCAGGCTAACAAATGATTTCGTCGAAATAGATCCACGCGTATGGAACGCTAATATGGATGTATCTATAAAGGTCGCTCTTGGTCGTGGTACGGATACCGAGCGTATGATGATGCTCAGGCAGATTGGCGAAATGCAGAAAGACGCCATGCAGACTATGGGCGCCGTTAATCCGCTCACAGATATGAACAAGCTTTCAAATACGCTCAAGTCTATGACCGAGCTTGCAGGGTTTAAGGATACATCTCAATTCTGGAGTGACCCCGCGCAGTTTCAGCCTCCGCCCAAAGAGGATAAGCCAGACATTAACGAGCAGCTTATCGCGGTTCAGATCCAACAGATCCAAGCTGATATTCAGAAGAAAGCCGCAGAGCTTGAGCTTGAGCGCGAGAAGATGATCATGGATGACGACCGCAAGCGCGATGAGCTTGACGCGGATCTCTTTGTAAAAGCCGAAGAAATGAAAGCCAAATATGGCACTCAGCTAAATGTCGAGAAGATAAGGGCAGACCTTGCAATCAACAGGGAAGTGTTGAAAGGTCAGGTTGATATAATAAATGAGGGATAGATGGGCAAATCAAAACAGGAGATTATCGACGACGGTAATCAGGCTGAGAGGCTTTTAAAAGATACTGATCTAATTAGATTTCTCGATGAGATGAAAGCGAATTGTTGGGTTGAGTTCGAGGCAACTGAACTTGGCGATAAGGAGGGACGCGAAGCTATTTATTTAAAACTTCGGGGCGTTGAATATGTTCGGCAATCCCTGAAAATAATGGTAGATAACGCGTCTATTGAAAAAATGGTTAAATAGATACATAATAGGAGTTAACGATGTCTGACACCAACACCCCGCAAGGGATTGATGTGAACACTGCACAAAATGCCATCATGGACATGATTGCACCCAAACAGGATACTGCAAGTAGTGAGCCAGAGGCGCTTGAGGTTGAAGCTGAAGAGGTAATCGAAGTAGAAGCCGAAATGCCAGAAGAGGAAGCGACTAATGAAGAAGTGGATACAGATGGCGAACTTGAAGCTACGGAAGAAGCTGAAGAGCTTGAAGACCAATCTTTCGACATACTTGCACAAACTGTGGAAGTAGAAGGCGAAGAGATTACAGTTGAAGAGCTAAAACGCGGAAATCTAAGGCAGAGAGATTATACTCGCAAGACGCAAGAATTGGCCGAAGCTCGAAGAGAGATGGAGGCACAAAATGCTGAAGTGGTGCGAGAGCGGCAACAATACGCTCAACTTCTACCCGCATTGGCGGAGAGGCTTGAGCAACAAGTGGTTGAAGAGCCTGACTGGGACACACTGTATGACGCAGATCCTAACATGGCGAGAAAAGCCGAGCGGCAATTCCGAAAACAAAAGGAAGAGCGCGAAGCTCAGTTACAAGCAATCCGAGCGGAGAGAGAACGTATACAAGTCTTAGAAGCAGAAAATCAGGAACGAATGAAAGCTGAATTTACTGCAAGACAACGTGAGATGCTCCCAGAGATTATTCCAGAATGGCGAGACACGAAAGTCGCCCAGAAGGAAGCTACAGATTTGAGAAGCTTTTTATTAAAAGAAGGTTTCCTCGAAGCTGATATTAACGAGTTGAGGCACGCCGGTTTAGTTAAAATAGCTCGTATGGCTATGATGTTCGATCAGGGTCAGTCTAAGGCTGTAAAAGCGAAAGCGAAGCCTAAGCCAAAAGCCAAGACCATGAAGACAGGCACACGAGGAACACAACCACGACCAAAAGCTGCAAGTGAACAAGCGTTACAACGCGCACGACAAACTGGCCGCGTGCAAGATGCTGCGGCTGCAATCAACAATTTATTAGGAGGCTAATATGGCCATTGTAGCAAATACATTTACAAGCTTTGACGCGAAGGGTATTCGCGAAGAGCTTTCAAACGTGATCAATTCGATCTCGCCTGAAACAGTGCCTTTTCAAAGTAACGTTGGATCAAAGAACGTATCCAATACTTATTTTGAGTGGCAAACTGACAGCTTAGCGGCTGTTGACAAAACAGCTAGAATTGATGGGGACGACGTGTCTTCATTCGACTCTACTGCGGCAACAACTCGCGTTGGAAATTATACACAGATCCTACGCAGAACCGTAATAGTAGCTGACAACCTAGAGTCACAAGACTTAGCCGGTCGTAACTCAGAAATGGCGATGCAAATCGCAAAACGAGGCAAAGAGCTAAAACGCGACCTAGAAGCGGTTTTGACTGACAACAACGCTCAGGTGGCCGGTAACACAAGTACAGCTCGTGAAACTGGTGGTTTAGGTGCATGGATTGCAACTAACGACGTTTTCCAGACAGGTGGCACAACTGCCGGTGCAAGCCCAACTGGTGACGGTTCAGATGCTCGTACTGACAGCTCCGCAGACGGACAGGCAGCTTTCACTGAGACTATGTTGAAAACAGCAATGCAAAACGCTTTTTCAAACGGCGGTACTCCATCAATCTTAATGGTTGGTCCTCACAACAAAACTGTTGTGTCAGGATTTGCGGGTATTGCGGCTCAGCGTTACATGGCGCCAAGTGATTCACCAACAACAATTATAGGGGCGGCTGACGTCTATCTATCTGATTTTGGGACACTTTCTGTGACAACTAACCTGTTTCAAAGGGAAAGAGACGCGTTTCTGTTAGACCCAGAATATGCTTCAGTCTGCTATCTACGTCCGATCCAGAACGTAGAGCTTTCAAAAACCGGTGACGCTTCTAAATCCATGCTTCTAGTCGAAGCGGGCTTAGAGGTAGGTAATGAAGCGGCTCATGCCGGCGTGTTCGACCTAACTACATCATAATAAAGTCGGGGCGGCTTCGGTCGCCCCTCTTACTTGGAGGGCATTATGCAAAAAAGACTTTTTGACAGCGACCCAGAGTTTGGAATTAAAAAGTATTGGCATGTCAAAGATAACGGGGAGTATGTCGTCGAAACTGTTCAAGATATGACAGGTATCGCGGAATACAACAAAAGGGCATACAACGGAACGGATAAGAAATGGAAAGATGTTAATAAGGTAGCTTCGATACCTCTTTCCGTGTATTATGAGCTAAAGCGCCAAGGGATTGCAGACGACCCCAAGGCATTACGAAAGTGGCTGAATGATTCAGACAACCAAGTATTTAGGACAAGGCAGGGCAGACTGTGAGTATTTCAAATTTCTCCGAGCTAAAAAGTTCAGTAGCTGACTTCTTAAATCGTGACGACTTAACGTCAGTGATACCGACTTTTATCAAGTTGGCCGAGGCCGACATGAATAGAAAACTTAGGCATTGGAGAATGGAAAAGCGTGCAACTGCAACGCTTAACACCCAGTACACCGCTTTTCCGAATGACTTTATTGAGGGTATACGCCTCATGCTCACCGGCACAAATGAGCATCGGTTAGAGCTTATAAGTCTCAGCGAGCTTATGGATAAACGCGCAAACGACAACACGGCGGGAACTCCAAAGTTTTACGCCCTCGTTGACAGCTCCTTCGAAGTGTATCCGACGCCAGATCAAGACTACACTTTGGAGATGCTTTACTACGAGCGCATAGACGCCCTAAGCGATAGCAACACCACAAACTGGGCATTAACATATCACCCAGATGCTTATCTTTACGGAGCCTTGACGCATAGCGCCCCATACTTGGGGGAAGACGCCAGATCGCAAGTGTGGGCGCAGTTGTACCAAAACGCGATAAGTGGTACAAATATGGAAGATCAACAGGCCAAGTCTAGCGGCTCAGGTCACAGAATGAGAATTAGGAGTTTTGGATAATGGCAAGTTTTACAAAAGTTAATGATTTTGTGGTCAATCTAGCCAACGCAATGGATCTAGACAGTGACACACTTGTTGTTGCTCTATCAAATACAGACCCAACGGCAGGAACAGACGTAACCGCAGATGGCAACGGCGTGTTAGCAAACATTACAGAAATTGCTTACACAAACCTTTCCACTCGCACGCTGGCAAATGTTACCTCAACCCAGACGTCAGGCACTTACAAGTTATCGGCTGATGACTTAACGCTTACAGCGTCAGGCGGTTCTGTTGCAGCATTCAGGTATGTTATTATCTACAACGATACGCCAACTTCTCCTGCAGATCCTGTTATTGGTTATTACGATTATGGGTCTTCTTTGACCTTAAATGATGGCGATACCTTTACTGTGGATTTTGGCACAAACGGCATCTTGACGCTGACATAGGTTAGACATGGTAGTTTTAGCTAATCGCGTAAAAGTAAGCACTGCAACCACAGGAACTGCGGCAGGGATTGCTTTAGGATCTGCGGAAGATGGCTATCAAACATTTACAGATGCAGGTCTAGTTGCAGGTGACGTAGTAAGATACACGATTGAAGATGGCAACGCATGGGAAATAGGACTGGGCACTCTTTATTCTTCTGGCAATGGTTTGCTTAGAAATTTAACAGAAAGCTCAACAGGTTCATTGTTGGATTTATCAGGAAGCGCAATTGTTTTTGCTACAGCTTCGGCGGCAGATTTATCTAGAGCAACAACCATAGGTATTAGTAGATTTTTAGGATAGGTTTAAAATGGCTGCACCAAATATATTAAATGCAACTAGCATATACGGTAAAACAATGGGGGCAGCGTTAAGCGCTACATTAACAACAGATATTTTAACTTGTTCCAGTGATAAAGTTTTAAAAATTAAAAGTATAATTGTTTCAAATGTTGATGGCACTAATAACGCTGATGCAACAGTTTATTTTTACGATAATTCTGCAACAACAAGATATGCTATTGCCTCTGCGGTTACTGTTCCTGCAAAGGCTACATTAGTTTTGCTTGGTAATGATAGCCCAATATTTTTAGAGGAAAGCGACCAGATTGAAGGCGGAGCAAGTGCAGCTAGTGATTTAGAAATAATTATTTCTTATGAAGAATTAGATGACGCATAAAAAATGAAAAAAACTAACGGCGGCATAATTGGCGAAAATTTTACAAGCACATTAGGATCTGTAACAGGTAAATTTAATTTATTTAGCCAATACAATGCTCGTCTTGATAATATTTGGCCTTTCCCAAAAACTGTTACAACAAGCGAAAGCACAACAACATTAAACGAAACAACAAACAAAACTTGTACAGTTACAGTCTCAACAACAGATTATTCAGCGCAAGTTTTTTCATATAAAATTGTTGGTGTAAGTGGAACAGTAAACGCTGATGACTTTGTTGATGGCTTAACTGGAACATTCTCAACAACAGGCACTTTAGATAGTGGAACTGGAACTTTTGATATAACAATTGCCACAGATGGAGTGGACGAAACACCAGACACAGAAACTTTTACTTATGAAATTTATCAAGGATCTAGCGCATCTGGAACAGTATTAGCAACGGGTAACACAATTTCTGTAAGCGACACGTCTACTGTTCCAGTATTGCAAGCAGATTGGTACGTTTCGGCGTATGGTGCTACGATTGGAAGCTTAGACGTTTATTTATTAAATAGTGACGGAACATTAGCGGATAGCACTGCTGTTTACAGTAGATCAGCAGGAGACGAAGGGAATGCAGATTGGTTTTCGGCAACAGCATCACAAGTAACGCTAACCTCTGGAAACACTTATTATCTAGTATTTTATTATGTAAGCGGAACTAATTTTACTGGGGATCTAGCAGTAGACCGAATAACTATACAAGGAACTACCTACGATTTTGGTTTTAGCGCCCAAAATTGGACGCAAGACGGAACTGGCGCAGGAAATTTTTCGACAAACCTACCCACCGCTTTTAGTAATAAAACGGGTGTAACAACGACAGCTACTAATGGGAACTGGGTCAGGCGCTCAGGCTCGACTGGTTCAAGTGGCACAGGTCCATCAAGTGGATTTGGCGGTAGTGGTTATTATATTTACGCTGAAACTTCAGGTTCTGGGGCTGGGTTTAGTGGTCAAAACTTTTTTCTTTTCAGTCCATCTTTTACTGCATAGGAATATTAAATGTTAGGTTTTA